GTATTCACCACGCTCTTTTCTTGATACTCGTGGAGCATAAAAATATTTTTGATGATAAGGGTCATCAAAATGTCCTATAATATTACTTGGATATCTACCATTAGGATTTGCGTTTTCAGTTTCCTTATTTTTATCATCTTTTACCTTTTTGACATCTTTACCAAATGCTCGTCTACTAGCACCGCCTTTAATCCAACCAGTTGGTGGTTTTCCGTCCCACGGAACACGGGTTGTTTCAACATTGATTTTACCAACACCCCAAGTATTAAAATTATTCTTTATAGTGCCATCTAATGGTTTTTGTGCTACTACGATTGGTTCGTGAGCAGGTTTTAATCTATTATGTTTTGCCATTTTTGTAGTTACCATCCATATAATTTGGTCTTTAATATCAAAGCCGGCATCATCAACCTTTGTCGCCATTCTATGATATAATTCTGGACTACAAAAACTCAAACAAAAAGCACCAGGCTTTAACACTCGTAACACTTCTTTCCATGTTTCAACAGGTGGCACATCATGGTCCCATCCTACGTCAGCGATTTCCATACCATATGGTGGGTCTGTTATACACGAATCTATGCTATTATCTGGTATAGTTTTTAGTACATCTAAATTGTCTCCACAGAGTAGATTACATTTTTTAATCATACTTTTAATTATTCAAATTGTACTTTTTTTCTAAATTCAGCGTAAGTTATTCTTTCTTTAGCAACATCAAAATATTTTTCTTCAAGTTCAATACCTATAAATTTTCTGTTAGTATTAACACAAGCAACTCCAGTAGTACCGCTACCCATAGTATTATCTAAAACTGTTTCATTTTCATTAGAATAGGTTTTAATTAAGTATTCCATAAGGGCTACTGGTTTTTGAGTAGGGTGAAATCCTTTTTCTTGTTTGAACCTCAAAATAGTTTTAGGATATCGTGTACCCTCTGGATTATCTCTATGTTTAGATTTTGCATTACCATACACCTCACCAATTTTTGAAGTATCTGATTGAAATCCTGAGTATGGAGTAGATTTCCACATTTGGGGATTGTATGTAGGTTTTTTACGATAAAATATTAATACATTTTCATGCGATTTTAATGGCATATGTTTTGCGTTCATTGGATTTGTCCCTTGAGGTTTTTCCCAAATCCATTCATATTTAAAATTTCGAATATTACTTGATGCAAGTGTGGTTGTAAATGGTTGTACCGCAGTAAATATCATTGCTGCTGATTTTTTACATATGCGATTATATTGTTCCCATAGTAAATCTAATGGAATAACTTCATCCCATTTACAAGCAGTTGTACCGTATGGTAAGTCTACTAATAATAAGTCAACCGAAGAATCGGGTATAGTGGGTAATAATTCAAGACAGTCGCCTTGTAAAAGTTTTTGCATTAGTTTTTTCTCCCAGCGTTTAACTCAATCCGAAATGACGCCATGCTGGTGTCAAAAGTAGTCCATAACTGTCCAGACATAGAAGTATTAATTACTTGCTTGATTCCAACACCTTCGGCTAAGTAATTCTTGCCGTGTTTTTTCCATTTTAGATTACTGGGTTTGATAAGAGTGGATGGGAATATAATCATATAATAACGATATTTATCAGAATCAATGTCTTTTTTATATTTTCCAAGGCAAAAATAATAGTCATCATGCGATTCAGATAAATGATTTATTTTAGATTTTAGGGTTTTATGTTTAGTAGTACGAGAACCCGATATCAATATCATTTCGGTGCCTTTTTTGGGTCCACTTTTCTTTACATCAAGAGAGCCACTTTTGCAACTGATACGACCAAAAATATCGGTACTAATGTCTTCACCAATTTTATGGGAGCCTGGTTCCCAATTTGCTGTATTACCATTTTCCCGAATGGATTGTGCTAATATTTCTTCCCATTGCTCGGCTTTTACTGCTTGAGAGTAAAGTTCGTGATGAATCTTTAACCGTTTTTCTATAGATTTGATAAGATTTTTATTTATTTTTTTCATAATTATTCTATATTTCCCTTTTTCCACTTTTCAAACTGTTTGTGCCATTCTTTATGTTCTAGAAGTTTAAGGTCATAAACACTTTTACCTTTGTACTTTAATAACCAATCGTTATAAGTCCAAGTGGTTTTCTGCCATAAATTATTTTTATTCACCATCTAGAGGTTCCACAAATTCTTGTTCTTCTCTCATCTTGGCTATATGAGAAAAGTCATACATAAAATTAAATAGTTGTTGTTTGCCAAGCAAGTCCATTTGATAATCTTTTAGAAGAAAACTACCTTTCATAAATTGTACTTCATAAACAATTCCTGGATTAGTTAAATCTTCATAATCTTCTGGTGTCGGATAAGATGTATGAACCGCACGAACAATGCCTGGTTGGCTATCAACAATACCGGTAGAATCTCTACCTCTTATTTTATCACCAACTTTGAATTTCGCAAATGGTTCTGTGTTTGGTTTATTCATCTTTGTACTCTTTACAAGCTTGCCAAGCCTTTTCATACTCCTCGTTTAATTCGTTGTTTGCTTCTTCAAAGAAAATGAAGAAGAAGTTACTTAATAGTCCTATAAGAGCAAAAGTAACAATTGCATATGCTAGTATTATCATTTGTAGTGGTCCTGTGATAGTTGAATAATTGCATAATGAATAACCTTCAATAGGTCATTTTTATTATGTCCTTCTTTTTTACCATAGCGTTGGGCGTATTTCATAATATTACCTATACAGAAACCTTCGCCATGTCCATTTTCAATAATGAGTTCTGTTGCTTGTTTGGGTGCTTTAGCATAATGTGAAGAATAAGTATCATCAATATATGATTTAATATCATATAGAATTTCATTTTCTGAAAATTTATAATGAGAGTTTTTGTGTTCTCGCATTTGCTTTTTATCCAATTCTCTTATATACTCGTTTGCAGTCATTTTAGGTTATATCCGTTAAACAATATTTTTTCTTTTTCCACAGCTTCAGATTCATCTAATTCGTGTCCTTTATGCATTTGTGATATATGTACCATTTCGTGGCATACAGTCATTATAGTTTCATCAAGATTTAAGTTATGGTCAATTTCTATATCGTATTCATCATTTTCTGGAGAATCTATTGACCAACCTTTAACACCTTCATCAGACAAATCTTTATATTCTATGAAAATATAGATATGTTCTGGTATATCTAGTTCTGTTCTACAATATTTTACAACATTATCAACCATTTGTTTGGATAATTTTGTATCTTTAACATTCATGCCAGCTTTTCTTTTTTAATTGCAATTCTTTGTTTTTGTGTATAAGACATATCTACATTTTCGATTATCTTATTTTGTATAGGTTCAGGATCCATTCCTACCATTTTACAGTAGTTTACAAATTCGGGGTCTGGAGTAACAATCCAATTGATTGCATCCATTTTAAATTTGATTTTATCTTTAACTATGCCAGTATAAGTTGTATCTTCAATCGCTTGAGCAATAATTGCTACAATAAAGTTTTCTTCACCGGATATTATATTCTCTGTCATTATGGTCTCCCTAAATGTAAAATTGTATTATTGTCGTAATATACTGCAAAAGTATCAGCAAATTCTTTAATCGTATGTGATGCAGGTCTAGTGTAACCAGGTTTGCTTTTACCTCTAAATCTAATTCGTCTATCTTTCATAGGCAACAATCGAGTTATCTTACTATATAATACCATAGGTATTCCTTTGAACATACTTTCGTGTGAACTAGGACTACGAAAACTCTCTAATAGAGCTATATCAAATTTATGGTAATCAGCGTAAATTGTTGTTTTCATTATGCAGTCCTCATCATTGTAATTGGAACAGTCCAACGAGTTCCGTCATCCCTAGTGCAAACACAACGAGTGCGATTGATTTTATTAACCACTCCGTGTCCCATTGCACCCCAATGAACTTTCATGCCAACACTTAAATTCATTTTAGTTGCATTAGCTAATTTCTTACGGTGGTTTTTAACGACCGCCACAACTTCGTTCAATTCATTATTATCACATTCGCCAATTAATTTAGCGATTTTTTCAATTTTATTCATAATATTTTCCTTTTATAATATAATTAGTGTTTCTCAATCTTTATGGTACCATTATACATTTTTTTTAGCCCAAAGTCAAGGACTATCTGGTTTATTTACTGGAATAAATTTGAAATTATTTGATAATTTGTAAAATCCATCGATTTTGCTCTGATTTTGCACTATTTTGACCGTTTTTTGCGTGTTTTCCGAGGTTTTATGGATTTTTGAGTGTATTTCCCCCCTCTAATTGACTTTTTTGACTGTTCCAACAGCTTTACCGTCTTTTTTTCGCCAAAAGCTACGATAAAACACTCCAAAATCAGTTCAAAGCAGATAAAAATCGCTTTTTCTACGGATTTCGGATATTTTTCAAATATTGCTACAAAGTCGTTTTCGATATCCGTTCTGGATATTTGATTATCATCCATAACTAGTATTATACATTATTTCAAATCATTTGTCAAGCACTTATAAATAGTTTAAAGCAAACCCCATTAAGGAAAAAACAATGTACGAGTATAAATGTAAGATTTTAAGAGTCGTTGATGGTGATACCGTTGATGTTGATATAGATTTGGGATTCGGCGTCTGGCTTCATAATGAACGAGTAAGAATTATGGGCATTGATACTCCAGAATCAAGAACAAGAGATAAAGTTGAAAAGATATTTGGTCTAGCGGCGAAGAAAAGACTAAATTCACTTTTAGGTGATAAAGCAATTTTAGATACACAGGTTAGTAAAAAAGGCGAAGATATGAAAGGCAAGTTTGGTCGTATTCTTGGCAACTTCAGAACAATTGATGGTGAACATTGTGCTGATATATTGATTGAAGAAGGACACGCTGTTGGATATACTGGCGGTAGTAAAGAAGATATTCAAGCACAACACTTAGTAAATAGACAAAGATTGATTGATGAGGGAACAGTTGTTGTT